GGTTATTTTTACAAGTTATGCCTGCAATATCATTATTCAATACAATTGAATCTAAAATATATGTATTTCCATTATGATATATTTTATCATCTAAATCAAATAAACCTTTAATATCAATTCCATAATTCTTTAAATTTAATGGTCCTTCATTGTTATACATAGTAATAATTACTAAAATAAATAATTGTAAATATCGACTAATATTCTTTAAAAATCCTTCTTTTACTATATTAAATAAATTACTTTCATTTGTATAATGAAATTTTGGTATTTTATGAACAATTATATAATCTGGATCTTGAGTATCTTTGTTATCTATACCACTCCAATTTGATAAATATACGCTACTATGTTTATTTAACATTTCAACTGCAGAATAAAAATTTGCATAACAATTATCGTTAAAAATAATAATATCTAAAACATTTTTGTTTAAACTTTTTAAGAAATAAGGCAAAAATAATGCACTATCAAAATTATAATTACCTTGGTGTTTAAAAATGTTAAATAATTTCTTAGTATCAGTATTCATATATTTTAGAATGTTTTCAGGACGCATAAATTCAAAATATTTTGTTGACTGTTCTGTTTTTATATAATTATGTTTTATTATGTCATTCATAATTCTTGAAAATTTATCTTTTTTGTCTTCAAAATGATGATATAACATTTTTCTTGAATGTTGACTATAAAATATAGCCATCAAAATGGCATTGAACCAACTAGTTTCTTTATATTGTGGTATTGTAATAACATTCTCACAAGAAAACATATTTATTCTATTTATAGTTATTATTTTCTTTGCTTCAATACCGATTGTTTATATTGTGTTTGTTTGCCTCTTCGTTGTTTGCGTTCAATTAAATAATTTCTAAATTTTTCTTCATCCGTATCGTCTAATTCTGAAAAATCACTTCTATTTGATTTTAATGATGGTAATGTTAAAGGGCTTTCTACACTTAAATTTATATCGACAGATTCTATATCTGGTTTTTTAACATAAATTAAAGTTATTTTATCTAATTGATTAAATGAAAAACATAATTCTTTTTGTTTTATACCTTCTATATTGCATAATTTACGATTTAAACAAAATTTTTCATCTTTCCTTATATCCCAATGAAATTTCATCAATTCGCAAGGTAATACAGTATTACCATAAGTTCTAGGCGTGCTTTTATCATCGAGTATTTTTCTCATCCAACCATTATAAACGAATCTGTTATTTTTGCAAGTAATACCTGCAATAGCGTGAACACCACCGTATTCAACGCTATTATAATTATCTAATATAATTGAATCTAACACATATGTATTACCATTGTGTTTGATGTTATCTTTTAGCTGTAATAAACCTTTAATTTCAATACCTTTTTCAGCTAAATTTAAATGTTCTTCTATTCTGTCATCGGTGGCTAATTTACTTCTAAAAAATGTTTTATAAGCGTCTGTGTCTCTAAGTGTTGTATTATGTACTAATATATAATCTGGATCAGTTACATCTTCACTTTCTGTGTCAGCCCATTTAGAAAAATCTGCCTCAATGTCACTTTTAATATCATCTTTTGTAATTAATTTATCAAATAATGAATAAAAATTTACATAACAATTTTTATCATAAATTATTATGTCTAAAACTTTTTTATTAAAACTTTTTAAGAAATGAGGTAAAAATGTATTAACAGAAAATCCGTGATTTTTATTTGCCTTAAAATGTTTGAATAATTGTTCTTTGTTGATATTAATATATTTTAATATATTCTCAGGTTTCATAAATTTAAAATATTCAATTGATTGTGCTGATTTAATATAATTATGTTTTATTATGTCATTCATTATTCTTGAAAATTTATCACTCTTTCCTTCGAAATTATGATATAACAACTTTCTTGAATGTTGACTATAAAAAATAGACATCAAAATAGCATTAAACCAACAGGTGCCTCTAGTTTGTGGTATTGTTATAATATTTTCACAAGAAACTAATTTATCTTCTTCAGGTACAACTGGGCTCTTTGATGGCATTGTTAAAGGACTTGTTAAACTTAAATTTCTATCAACCGATTCACTAACTTTAGACTCTTTTTTAATATAAATGAGTGTAGCAAATTTAGTATCGTTAAATGAATAACATACATCTGATGTTGGTGCATCTAATTTGCATAATTTTGAATTTAAACAAAATTTACTATCTTGATTAACATCCCAATCAAATTTAACTAATTCGCAAGGTACTTCTTCTTGATTTTGAGTCTTTCTTAATTGACTGCTATAAACATAATGTTCGTTTTTACAAGTTATGCCTGCAATATCATTATTTAATATAACTGAATCTAAAATATATGTATTTTCATCAAAAACAATTTCATTCGCATATTCATCTAAACCTTCTAATTCAATATCGTAACTTGCTAAATTTAATTTTTTTTCAAATTTTTGTAATTGGCTTTTAGATAATTTTAAATATGATAATACAAATAATTTTAGATATATATCTATATCTTTCAGATCATCAATGCTGTTAACTATTTCTAACATAGCTTCTGTATTTCCTCCATCGTCTTCTTCATCCTCTTCTTCATCTTCTTCTATTTCCTCATCTTCTTCTGCATTAAAATTTACATCTGGTATTTTATGAACGATTATATAATCTGGCTCATTTAAATCATCACTATCAACACCACTCCATTTTGATAAATCTATTTTTCCATTTCTACTGAATTCTTCAAGTACCGAATAAAAATTACCATAATATTTATCATTAAACATAATGACGTCTAAAACATTTTTATCTAAACTTTTAAGAAAAAATGGTAAAAATAATTTACTATCAAAATTATAATTACCTTGTTCTTTAAAAATGTTAAATAATTTTCTGGTATCAGCATTCATATATTTAAGAATGTTTTCAGGACGCATAAATTTAAAATATTTTGTTGATTCTTCTGTTTTTATATAATTATGTTTTATTATATCATTCATAATTCTTGAAAACTTGTCATCTTCACCTTCAAAATGATGATATAACATTTTTCGTGAATGTTGACTATAAAATATAGACATCAAAATAGCATTGAACCAACTAGTTTCTTTATATTGTGGTATTGTTATAACTTTATCACAAGAAAACATTCTAACTTTCCTAATAATTTCTAAGAAATTAATAAAAAATGAATTTAATAATAATATAACTACTAATATTAATAATATGGATTTAACCAAATTATCAAAAAAAGAACTTTTAGCAAAATGTGAAGAAAATGAAATTATAAAATGTAAATCAAAAACTAAAAAAGAATTAATAAGTTTGCTTCAAAATAAATTAAATGAACCATCAATAAATATCGATGCTACTAATATAGAAATTGAAAATATATGTGGTATAGAATATTTAAAAACTATTGTTGATAATAGCATTGATTTAATATTAACTGATCCACCATACATAATATCAAAAAACAGTGGAATGAATGAACATTATTGTAATGTTAAGTTTAATGAAATAAACGATATTGAGCAAGTAAAAACACAAGAAGAATGGGAAGAATACAAAGAGCAAAATGGGATAGAAGATGATATAAATAAAGATAAATATATTAAATACGGTTCAATATATGGAAAAAAATATTGCATCAAAACTGATTATGGAAGTTGGGACAGTGATTTTACGATAAATGATCTTGAAATCTTTATATGTGAATATTATAAAAAATTAAAAAAAGGTGGAACATTGATTATATTTTTTGATTTGTGGAAAATAACAGATCTTAAAAATATTTTAGAAAAATATAAATTCAAACAAATTAGATTTATTGAATGGATAAAAACTAATCCACAACCAAGAAACAGTAAAATTAACTATTTAACAAATTGTAGGGAAATTGCTTTAATAGGTGTTAAGGAAGGAAGTCCTACATTTAATAGTTCGTATGATAATGGCATATATATGTTTCCTTTACAATGTGGAAAAAATAGATTTCATCCAACACAAAAAAGTTTAAAATTATTTGAAGAACTGATAAAAAAACATTCTAACAAAAATGATACTATTTTAGATACATTTTTAGGTTCAGGAACAACGGCAATTGCTTGTAAAAATACAAATCGAAATTTTAAAGGATGTGAAATTTCAAAAGAATATTATGATAAAATTATCAAAATTTTATAATATCAAAATTTTCTTTAAACAAATCTAATAATTTTTCAAATGACCAACGAAACTTAATACAATCACGATGATTATGTATTTGAAATTCTCCAATTGTTATATTATTTATAATAATACTTGTACTTTCATTCCATTTTTTATTTTTAATAATATGGCTAAATTTAATATCATAATTTATCCAAGTTATTTTTTCTTTTAATTTAATGAATAATATTAAATCTTTGTATTGATTATAATAAATTATTGGGCAATCAAATGTATTTGAACAATATATTTCTAACATTTTTTTAACATTCAATTCGATATAGGTTTTAATTTCTTCCAAATTAGATATTGGATTTACACCAAAGAATTCACAAAATTTTTTTTTCGATGGTTGTCCAATAACTTGTGGGCAAACTTTTGCATTCTTTTTAGTAGTTTTAGCGTTCAAATGAATATTATTATCATCTACACTTTGAAAATCATATTTATTACAATTTTTAGCAATATGTTTAATTTTTAATGAAAATTCATCTTTCAATTTATATAATTTTTCTTTGATTTTTGATGCTTCTTCGATACTATATTTATATTTACCATCATAATCGATTTCATATAAAAGACATATCGCCATTTCAAATATTTTCCCTAAATCTTCTGTCATTACCTTTTTGGTAGTCATTATAAAAAATGTGCATAAAATAATTCACTTTTTTTAATAATAAATATAACTGACAATTTTATATTTATGTGATTTTATATGTTTATTAATATCATCAATTATTTTATCATTATCATACCATTTAGTTTTGCATTTATAAAAACATTTATATTTATCATTTGATCTTGCTATAATAGAACTTAAAGGTAATGAGTCTAAATCAGGTTTAGGATTTGGTTTGAGTTTAGTTATTTTTATTGTTTTTATTGTTGTTTCTTTTTTTGCTATTATCTTAAATTTTTCGTCATAAGATAATAATATTTGTAATAAAACTTTATCAAATTTAAATATTTTTTGTAACAATATCATCAAGTCAGGTAAATAATATTTGCCTCTACTCCATTGAATTTTGGGGAATTCTGGATTTTTACTAATAAAATCATTATAATATAATTGAATAGCTTTTAATAATTTGATTTTATCAATTATTTTATATTTATAATAAGACTTGAATACATCTCTTATTATAAGTCCATATTTGTTTTTTAATAAAAAACCATTAAAAAATACTTCTTCTATTGCCAAATTATTATTATTAAAAAATGCAACTAAAAGACAGTCAATATAAGAAGTGTCGTATGTAAATTTATTGCATTCCTTAAGTCCTTTAAATCCCTTAAATCCTTTCTTATAAGTTTCTTGTTGTTGTTTACGATATTTTCGATCTAATAAATATTTTTGTTTATCTTTGATATCTAAATCAGATAAACTATTTGTATTTAAAGAGGGTAAAGTTAAAGAACTTGAAATAGGTAAATTGGAATCAATTGATTTTGTTGTTATAACTTTGACATAAATTATAGTTGCATTATCTAAATCACTAAATGAAAAACACAAATCTTCTTTTAATGTTTTTTCATATTTATCAAGTCTGCATAACTTAGGATTTAAACAGAACTTAATATTTTTTTTAACATTCCATTCGTGTTTCATTAATTCGCAAGGTAATGTTCTAGTTCCATAATTTTTAGTTATATTAGGGTCATTAGTTACTCTAAACCATCCGTTATAAACATAACGATTATTTTTGCAAGTTATTCCTGCTATAGCGTGTCCAAGTTTAACTTGTTCTCGATTAGAATTATTTAATAAAATTGAATCTAAAATATATTTATTTCCATTATAGAATATTTCATTATCTAAACTAAGTAAACCTTTAATATTAATATCATAAGTTTTTAGATTTAATTTTTTTTCTAATTTAGGATAGGTTTTATAATCATTTAAAAATAATGTAGTATAAAAATTAGAAGATTTTAATTTTAGTATATTATGCACAATTATATAATCTGGGTCAGAAATATCTTTAGATGTTATACCACTCCATTTTGATAAAAATTTATTAGTATGTCTACTTGCAAAATTTATAGCAAATAGTGGTAATAGTGAATAATAATTTGCATAACAATTCTTTTTATAAATAATAATATCCATAACATTTTTATTTAAACTTTTTAAGAAAAACGGTAAAAATGTTTTTACATTAAAACCGTAGTTTTTTTTATTTTTTAGATAATTGAATAATTCTGTTTTATCTAAGTTTGTATATCTAAGAATATTTTCTGGTTTCATAAATTCAAAATATTTAATTGCCTCTTTTGATTTAATATAAGTATGTTTTATTATATGATT